GGAATGGAACAGACTGGGTTGTGGGTGGTTTTAACATATCACTCGGTGCTGGTGCCGGTGAATATGATCAACAAGGCGGTGCAGTTGCCATTGGTTATCATGCTGGTTACACTGGTCAACAATCCCAGGCAATTGCCTTTGGTTATCAGGCTGGTAATGATGGTCAACAAGGCAATGCAGTTGCCATTGGTAATGCTGCTGGTAACATTGGTCAAAAAGGCAATGCAGTTGCCATCGGTACTTCTGCTGGTAACACTGGTCAACAAGACTATGCAGTTGCCTTTGGTTATCAGGCTGGTTACGATGGTCAACAAAGCTATGCGGTTGCCATTGGTTATAGTGCTGGTTACACAGGTCAAAAAGGCGGTGCAGTTGCTATTGGTAATAACGCTGGTAACGTTGGTCAACAATCTCAGGCAGTTGCTATTGGTTATAATGCTGGTCAAATGGGTCAAAAAGGCGGTGCAGTTGCCATTGGTTATAATGCTGCTAACAGCAGTCAAGGTGAAAATGCGATTGCTATTGGTAATCAGGCAGCACCATCTAGTCAATCAGCTGGTAGCATTGTGTTAAATGCATCAGGTACTGCATTGAATGCAGGAAATACTGGTTTTGCCCTTGGTTATCATGCTGGTCGCGACGGTCAAAAAGAATATGCAGTTGCCCTTGGTTATCAGGCTGGTAGCAACAGTCAACAATCTCTGGCAGTTGCCTTTGGTCATCAAGCTGGTTACACCGGTCAACAAGGCTATGCAGTTGCCATTGGTCATCAGGCTGGTCACGATGGTCAACAAGGCAGTGCAGTTGCCATTGGTACTGCTGCTGGTAGCATTAATCAAGGTTCCAATGCGATTGCTATTGGTAATCTGGCAGCACCAACGAGTCAAGCAGCTTATAGCATTGTGTTAAATGCATCAGGTGCTCAATTGAATGCAGGAAATACTGGATGCTTTATAAATCCAATCAGACCGGGGGCGGGGGGGGTTGGTTTTGGTGTGTTATATTATGATCCATCAACTTGTGAGATACGATATTCCACAAATTAATTTTAAAATAAAATAATAAATATAAAATCCTACGATAATATATAGAAACATTATTCAATACTTTTGCAGATATCACCCTACTACGGTAACAGCAAATCAACACAAACTTCCATTACGGTTTAAGGAGACACAAGTATTAAATTATACCAATGTGGATATTTATGATACTCAAGCAAACGCCTATTTTTATGATTTTACATAATAACTAATAAATATAACATATGATTGAATATGTTATATTTTATATTTTATATTTTATATTACATTGATTTCCTAACTTTAACTATTGTTACTCATCGCTTTCAAGCAACTTTGTCATTTTTGCCACTTTACCCTTCCACCAATCCAATGTTTCCGCCGAATAAACATTTGCGTGATACCGCCTATGACTAATCGCTTGTTTTGGCGAATCGTAAAAATACATATCCGGTTCATACTTCCCGCGTCGTCCCGTTGAATCACATACTTTCCAAAGCAAATCCTCATAGATTGACCCTACGCGCCACGGATATGCAACACCTGTAATAGCATTCACAATAAACCGCCCCTGGACATTTGACGGATAAAACCGACGTCTAGGTCCACCGCCACCTCCTCCTCCTCCTCCCCTTCTATCTCTACTACTCTTCGACTGCGAATCATCATCATTATAATACAGTTCTCCTGAACCATTTGGCTCGTGATTCTCATACTGCTGAAGATTGTCCCAATCCTTTACCATTTTCACTATACAAACACACGCACAATAGCGATAAACTTTTGTTCTATGATATCTATATTTATTATAATTTCTTTAAGCAGTTTTTAAAAATTATAATAACATTTACGACTATATCTATTTCAATATATTATTTATCATCCACACATTCATCTATATTCACAAGTACCACATCAGTATTTGTAACCAATTTAACCTCTAATTCGACAATCAGCGCATTTTTTTCATCCAGTATTTTTTGCTGCATATCTATTATTTCCTTCAATCTTAAATTCTCTCGTATCGTACTTCCATACAAATCCTTTAAATTCTGAAAATGTGACAATTGACTCTGTTGTTTTGTCAACATTTCCGCCACTTCATTTATATTTAATTCGCGCACCAGTTTACCTTCTTCTTTAAAAATTATTGTCTTCCCATTTGCTCCTACTCTCGCTGCCACAGCCGATGCCACCGCCGATGCCGCCGCTACCGCCACCGATGAATTCTTCGAAATAATATCTTTACGCATTTTCTCAATTTCTCCTATCTGTTTCATCACATCTGGTTTCATATTTATGTCACCAGCGCTATACCCACTCAACGCCCCCTCTAAATCATCTATGAAGAATTTTACTATATTCGCATCTTTTATAAAATCGCTTACTTTCTTATCGCTATATTTTATATATTCGTTCCCGCCATTTTTATCTATATCATCCAATAATATTCTCTTATCCATCGTATTATGTGAATGCGAAAATACTAGAATTGTTTTCATAGGTTCTAATTGAACAAAAGGTATAGTATAATTTTTAAGAAATTCGCGCTCCTCTGCTAGACACGCATCCTCGTTATATCTCGAATCTTTCAATAACGCACGCTTAAAAGCAAACGTTCCTGCCGTAGCATGCGCCTTACCATACGGTCCAAACTGAACCATTTTTTTCCTATCATTAAAATATATATACATCTCGCTTGCCCCTGCACACAAAGCACCAGGATTCGTTGACAACCTTTCAACCGCGTGCGATACACGTTCTGGTGGATAAAAATCATCATCATCCATATACACAATTATCTCCCCTTTTGCCTTCTCGTGCATAATATTTCTTTTCTTACCAAGTGTCATCTTCTTATCATACTTAAAATATTTAACATTGGGATGATTTTTTATCATATCTTCAATCGGGTCGGAACCGTCGTCAATAATTATCCACTCCATACGGTCCTTCGGATAGTCTTGACTATTGAAACACGAAATCATCATCTCGATAAATGGTCTGCGATTAAATGTAGGAGTGCATACACTCACCAACGGTAAAGTAATTGGATACGTCTGTCTATTTTTATTTTTTGTCATTTTTATTATAAATATATAATTAATTATTATAATTAAAATAATTATAATAATAATAAAATTATATTTTTAACATCTTTTTATTGATTATTTAATAATTTTTGTTATGAATCAATCATATCCCATCACTCATCACTCTTACACGAATCCGGTTAAAGCAGCAACTAATGCAATAAACATAATACCTCCACCAATTCCCGAACCGAGATCCAAGAAAGCAAAATATACCATAAAACAATAAAATATATTCATTAAATATGGTTTAATTGTTTCAAAAATATCATTATATCGTGCTTTCCTCTTCGGTTCTACTTCTGCACAAGGATGATAACCGAAAAAGTATAATGTCTGAAGGGCTGTCCATATTCCATTCCCAAAAAATATGAAAATTCCAAATATAAGTGAAAAGAATAACCCCCAAAAGGGATGATTATTCAGTATTCCGAATATAGCACCCATTACACCCGATACCAAACCCGCTATAGGTATTAATATGTAAACAAATAATATTGGAAAAACTAAAAAAATAAGACATCTTCTCAATGGCGACTCTTTCATCCCCCCCTCCCATGTGTCTTTGTTTTTCGGAGTAGTGCTGTCACTTGGACTACATAAGTTCAAAATCATTTTCGTAAAACCACGTCCACCTCGTCCAACACCACCATATACTGAATTGAATATATAATTAAATAAAGCATCTGATACACCATCGCCACTACTACCATCTTTAAATGCTGTTAATATGTTTATATTTTTAGACTCTTTCTCAATAACATGTAATACTTGCTCATTTGAATTACACATACGCGCCGATAAATCATAAGGAAATCCATAACCAAACAAACATTTACTTGTATCCTTTTCGTCACAGTATGGCAGACTATATGGTTTTGTAGGAAAGATAAAATCTTTTTCATCCTGCGATAATGTTACTAAAAAAAGAGCATTCGCACCAAAAACACCCCATAAGTATGTTAAAATTACTGATACTAAGATATGTATGACATATATAAATATTTGATTTGCTAATGCTGTATCTTGGCTTGAAATAGTAGAATTTGTTTCTGTGCCTGGAACCCCTGGTATACCTGACGGTGAAATAATATTGTTTAATCCTGGTAATCCGAGTGATGAGATTAAATTCATTGTTCCTGTTGAACCCGAAAATATAGCACTCAATATATTGGCAACAGACCCCGACGGACCCGTTGCACCTGTTGCTCCTGATGGTCCAGATGCTCCCGTTGCTCCCGATGTGCTGGAAGAACCATTCGCCCCGGTTGCACCTGTTGCTCCATTAGCTCCACTATTACCGAAAAAACCTCCACCACCACTATTACCAAAAAAACCTCCACCACCACCTCCACCACCGCCTGTATCCCCACTGACACTTCCTCCGCCACCTCCTGTATCCCCGCTAGCACTTCCTCCGTCATCCCCTGTAAAATCAGGAATACCAAAGCCTTCTCTCATCCTCATATTATTATAAATACCAGCATTTGTCCATAAACTTGAATATTGTGGCGTCATATATTATTATTATTTTATTAATATACTATAATATAACATTTTATATTATTCGTACATTTTCAAACAATTATTATTAAATATACATTTAAAAACTATTTACTATGAATATATAACACACATACATACACATACATATACATACATATACACATAAATAAAATGACAAAAATTGAGGAAGGTCTAAAACTAGATTTTAACAATGTTCTAATCCGCCCAAAACGTTCAACACTTAATACACGTTCAGCTGTTGTTCTAACAAGAACTATAAAATTCAAGAATCGTATATCCCTAAAAACTTGGGACGGTATTCCGATAATTGCATCTAATATGGATACTGTCGGAACTTTCGGAGTTTATAATATTTTATCCAAATTTAAAATTATCACAACATTTCACAAATTCTATAACGTGTCCGATTTTATAGATTATCAGGAAAAAAATAATATAATATTTAATCCAGATTATTTTATGGTATCGACTGGAATACAAGAGCACGACTTTACTCGTCTCACATCTATTCTTGCCAGCGTAGAGTGTAATTGGATTTGTATAGACATTGCCAATGGATATATAGAAGCACTTGTCCATTTTTGTAAACGTGTTCGAGACGCTTATCCCGATAAAATTATTGTGGCAGGAAATGTTGTAACCCGTGAAATAGTAGAAGAACTTATTCTCAATGGAGGTGTAGATATTGTTAAAGTAGGCATCGGCTCAGGTAGTGCTTGTCTTACACGTATGAAAACTGGTGTAGGTATGCCTCAATTATCCGCTATTATGGAATGCGCCGACGCTGCTCACGGTGTAGGTGGTCATATTATTGGCGACGGTGGAATCACTTGTCCTGGTGATATGGCAAAGGCATTCGGTGGAGGTGCCGATTTCGTTATGCTCGGTGGTGCTTTATCCGGACACGACGAAAATCCTGGCGAACTTATTACTAATTCCGATGGTTCTCAAATCAAGCTATTTTATGGTATGAGTTCTTCACACGCGATGGATAAACATTATGGCGGTATGGATAAATATCGCGCATCCGAAGGTCGTGTAGTTAAAGTTCCATATCGTGGTCCTATTGAAAATACTATTCTCGATTATTTGGGAGGGCTGCGAAGCACGTGTACTTATATAAATGCCTCTTGTATCAAGCACATACCTCTATGTACCACATTTGTCCAAGTATCTCAGCAACTAAATACGTCTCTCGTATAAGTTGTACGTTTTTATTATCTTTTCTCCTAATACAATATTTCGCGTATTTAATGCGATATATTGTATTACATCATTTTCTCGTTCCTAAATTATCTAGCATACATAAGTCCAACATTGCCCGACATAAATGTAACAATATTGAAACGTTCTTCCAATATTACTAAATTATAGTTATAGTCATATATACGCCATACAGGTTTATTCACCCCAATCGGTATAGGTTCACCAGTAAGCGGATTCGTTTGTCCGTCGCAAATCGTCAAAAACTTAGCTTGGGGGTCAAGTGGTGGATAAAATGTCGTAAATTCAAATTGAACATTTGAAAACTTACTCGTATTTAAAGCCCCGGATGGTTGTATTACAAACGGGTCAGTATCAATGCAAAAATTGTAACAATATAATCCATCAGGTGCATTCCCCTTTGTTCGCACATATTTTTCTATATAATTGAATACACCGGCATCAAGAGGACTCTCGCGATATTTACCGTCCAACAAAATACCAAGATTCATCAATATGTCGCGCTGGTTTTCAACATTAAATGGCTGCGTCACAAAGTATCCAGTATTGGTCGTAGTCTCTGGATTATAACCCGGGCCTATATTTGGTCCGATATTATTCGGCGTATTGCTACATGACAAATATAACCAATCGTAATTTCCGTCAGGATCTGTAAGCGAGCTAACCGGTGCAGGAATTACATCTACAGGCAAATAACTATAGGGCCAATTCGTATAATTGCTCCACTGATTGCGTAGATTAATATCGCTTCTCTGAAAGAAAAACATCCAGCTACTCACCATACCAAGCGTATTTTCCAACCATACACGCTGAGACCCCGTGACATTATTAAAATTCCATTCATAAGCCGACTTTATCAGATATTTCTGCTCATTTGCAGCGAATACTTTAGCCTCATCGTTTGATAGAAACCCGTACGTGCTTATAAGATGAATATCGGCATTCCATTCTGATTGCGCCGAATTTTGGTACGTATCCGCCGCCAGACTAACACTAGGCGGTGATTGTAAGAATCTATACAATTGCATATACTCCTTGGTATAATTTGGCCTAACAATCGGCCATCCATTTTCAGGGTCCATTACATCACGGATAGTATAAAGGTCTTGAATCGGTCGCATAACTACGTCAATTTGTAACTGATTGTATTGAAGCGCAATCAGAGGAAATGCCATTTTACTCGAAAGTGTAAACCATGCATTTATCGGTATATATAACTTACGAGAACGTATAGATGGTTCTGACCCCTGCGGTAATGTAGTATGATATGCATTTGGATACGTATTTATCCTGCTACCAGAATTTCCCGGGTCATTTAGTTCAGGTGTATTTCCCGTCATTTGGTCATACAAATTTCTCTTTTCACTCGAAAAATCACGTTGAACAATACCTAGTAAATATTTCCCCGTTAACACCTGTAGCGTCTGCCCGCCAACAGATATTACAATTTCTTTTATCATTTGTGTTCCTAAATTTTCAATCCATCGAAATTCATACGGTGCCCAGTTTTCATTGCAATCGCCTGGCGGCATAATTGGACTCCATATAGTGGGAAGCGTGACAACAACATATGAATCCATCAATAAATCAGCATAACGCGGAACATAAAACGTGAACTTCGAATCTGTAGATAAACGAAGAGAACGTTGCCCTGTAAAATCTATTCTAAATTTTTGTAGACCGAAATTTGTATATTTTGCGTATGTCGATTTGAAAAATGTTTTTTTGGGGTTTCCATTTAATATAACATTTTGATTTCCGAAAGATACAATATTTAGTAAACCTCCTGTCATTATTTTTTATATATATTTAACATATTAATAATTTTAACAAGTTTTATATATATATTATTAATATCAATATATATATAATATTATAATATACCGACTTAATAAAAATGAGCACACCCACCAATACTACCAATTCTTTAAATATATTATCAAATTTCAGTGCTAAAAATATGCGCGAAATGTTACATTCTACTGTATCTCCTACTGCAATTCATTGGTTTGGAATGGTATTTGTCGTCGTTATTTTACTTTGGCTAATTACATATGTGACTACAAAATTAAATTTAAAACGTACAAACTGTCTGAGTATTCAATCCTATTACAACGAACCAACTAAAATCACATCCAGTTGGACAAGTCTCAACTCTAAAGATTATCAGAAAAATCTACGGGACTTTTATATTAAAACAGCCTATAATTGTTGTGCATCTGGGCAATATAAAAATGATTATGTTAGTTTATGCGCCCTTCACAATACTATCGTCCAAGGATGTAGATGCCTCGATTTTGAAATTTACTGTTTAAATGACGCACCGATTGTTGCCGTTTCTTCTATTGATATGGTCGGAGTAAAACAGAGTTATAATGCTCTCTCTATATCCGATGTATTAAATGATATAAATACATACGCTTTCTCCGAAGTTAAGGTGCCATCCGAAGGAAAGGAACAGAGATATTGCCCTAATCCTAAAGACCCTCTTTTGTTACACTTTAGACTGAAAACGAATAAAGTAAATGTTCTTAATCAGCTTGCCTCGGAAATCGCACAAATACTGGGTAGTAAGCTATTACCAATTGATTATATGCGTGAATATAATGGCAAAAATCTTACAAAGGTTCCAATTAGTGTATTTTTAGGAAAAGTCATTATTATGGTAGAAAAAAGTAACTCGTCTCAAGGTATGCCAATTCTATATCAATCCAAGAATCTATGGGAACTTACCAATGTTACTACAAATTCGGCATTCATTCACGAGCAATTCTTTACTGATATTAAAAATGCAACCGACCCACAAGATATTATTGATTTTAATCGCCAAAATATGACGCTCGTATTGCCAGATATGGCGGAATATGACATTAATTATATATATACTGTACCTCAAGTATTAGGTTGCCAATTAATGGCTATGAGTTTCCAAAACCACGACCAAAATCTTGTTACATATAATTCCCTTTTCGAACAAGCAGGTAGCGCTTTTGTCCCGAAACCTAATTCTCTATTATATACACCGATTGTAATTGCTAAGCCCGCACCATTATCACCTAGACTTAGCGCGAAGACTAAGTATAAAGAATTTCCTGGTTTGGGTAAGATGCCTTTTTAATATGTCATTATATAGAGCGAAAATCAATATCGTTCCCTTTTCGAAATAAAATATTTTATTTTATATTGATAATATAACATACGAAAATATAAAATAAAATAAAATAAAATAAAATAAAATGTTTAATAATTCACCTGATTCGAATATATTATATTATGAAAATCGGGAGCTAGAGTTATTAAAAAATGCAATGAACATTGAAGCAAAAAAAAGAGGAGAGCGTATTGCTCAAAACCCGGTGATGAAAGAAATTATAGGAGTTCTTGAAAAATTTATTCGCGATAAAAAGCTCGTTTGCTATGGTGGTACAGCAATTAATAATATTCTCCCTGAATCTGAGCAATTTTATAACCGAGATTTAGAAATACCCGACTATGACTTCTTCTCTCCTAATGCTATTAATGATGCGAAAGATTTGGCCGATATTTATTTCCGTCAAGGGTTTTCTGATGTTGAAGCAAAGGCGGGCGTTCATTATGGAACATATAAAGTATTCGTCAATTTTTTTCAGATCGCGGATATTACTCAGCTCGATAGCAAACTATTTAGTAGTCTAAAAAAAAACGCTCTTGTTAAAGATAAAATATTATATTCACCACCGAATTTTCTTCGAATGGCGATGTATTTAGAACTATCCCGCCCCAGTGGCGATATTTCTAGGTGGGAAAAGGTGTTTAAACGTTTAAATCTTTTGAATCGTCATTATCCTTTAAAGGCTACAAATTGCGACCCTGAAACATTTAAACATTCGTTGTCTGCGCGTTCATATAACAAACAATTCCAATATGAGAAGGAGAAAATACAGACGACTATAAAAAATATTGCCTCAAAAGAGAAGCTCGTTTTTATTGGCGGGTATGCAAATGTCTTATACTCACGTTATTTGCAAAATAATGAGAGAAAATATTTAGAAGAAATACCGGATTTTGATTTATTGTCTAATTCGCCAGATAAAACAGCCAAAGCGATAAAAGAGGCACTAGAAAAGCGTGATATTCGAAATATTACAATCGAAACTAAGGCAGCAATTCCCGAATATTTGTCTACACACTATGAAGTACGCGTAGGTTCACAACCTGTGGCATATATATATAAACCCCTCGCGTGCCATAGTTATAACTCCATAAAAGTAAATGGCAAGATATACCGCGTAGCTACGATTGATACAATGATGAGTTTTTATCTTTTATTTTTATACGCCGAGCGTCCATATTATAATCCTCGTAGAACCCTATGTTTATGTGAATATTTATTTAAAATACAACAAAAAAATCGCCTCAAACAAACAGGATTATTGCGTAGATTCAGTGTGACCTGTTATGGTAAACAAAAAACACTAGAGGATATTCGTAATGAGAAGGCAAAACAGTATAAGCGCCTTAAAACGAAAAAGAAAAGCAAAGAATATGGTCGTTGGTTCTTACGTTACAATCCTGAATTAAATCCTCAAAACAAGCCTTACATTAAACAAGATAAGACAGAAGAAGATATAATAAACGAAGCGAAACTTGCACTTGAAGCAAAGGTTCTTACATCAAAAGCTATTATAAATGGAATAGAGGGTATAGAGGGGCTAGATAAACTAAAATTATCCAAGAAACGTAAAACAGCAACACCTTCGCCAATGACTCCTATTAGGACACCAACGGCTTTGCAAATGAAAAAACTCAAAAGTAAGACGGTGCGGATGGGCACGTCACGGCGAGGGACAAAATTATCATACATATCACAATCGCGTAAAAATAAAGAAATTGACAACTTGTTATTTGTAGAGGATGATATACTTCCATCGATTAAGGGCGTTTAATATTGTTATTTATGATATTTTAGTATTTTAATTTAGAGTAACACTGCACTATAAATGAAAATAATTCTTGTGAATCGGTAATAATAACAACACCATATTTTAAAACGATTCTGCCTTATCTAATACTCTAGTTAACCCGAAATATCCTAAAGCAAATAATGCGCTCATAAAAACAAGTCCGCTAATATTAAAATTGCCATCCGCATTAAATACAGAAGGTAAATACTTTAAGATATATTTTCGTGTAATAGGAAGCTGAAATGCAAAATAAAGAATACCTACTAAAAGTGGTACTTGAATAAGTTTGTATATATTCTCCATATTGTCAGATGTATTTATAACCGTAGATTCTTTAACCTCGTTCATTACGTCTTCGTCATGGTCTTCAATATAATTATCTTGGGGATGATTCGGTGGATGTCTAGGTACAAAATTTGGCTGAATTTGCGAATCATTCATCATATTCATTGTATTCATCGGTATGTCACGTGACTGTAAATTTGTTAAACCATTAGCACTTGCCCTTTGTAGACCTGAAACTAGTTCGTTCATAACATTGGGTTGCTGTTGCTGTTGCTGTTGATGATATTGTTGCTGCTGCTGTTGTTGGTTTTGTCCATTCAAACCTGCTATATTAGGTGAATATACTTGTCCTTGAATTTGAGAAGGTGGTTGCATACCCATACCGCCGCCGCCTCCACCG